CATTGCCGTCCCAGTTAAGACAACTACCCTACGCCTTGCTGTAAAAGTAGTGTCAGCGATGACTGGGTTTGAGGGTCTAAGTAATGAGCAAGTTGTCGGGCATATACTGTGCCGATACCTTAGGTACAATAAAGAACAACAGGGGAAAAAATAACAATGAGTAAAGATAGAGTAATGGTAGAGTTAGATGAGTACCTGCTTACGCAGGAGGAAGATTACATAGACCCAGCCGAGCGTAAGCGAGAGATGGCTGAACGTGCAGCAGACGAAGCTATGTCTACGTGGGATGACGAATGAAAATTGTAATAGAGCTTAGCGAAGAAGACGGCGAAGAAATGGTAGAGTTAGGTCAACAGTTGTTAGCTGTTGTGGCTAGGCTAGAAGAGTTAGAGACGCGTCTTGAGGCACTCTTAGATGCCGGATGACCTGAGGACTAACGTATGCCCAAAGTGTAAGGCAATTTCTGAAGAAGTGCTGAACATGCATAAAAGAAAACGGGTGGGGTGGTACTGCTTAAAGTGTTACTACTTTGAAGAAGCTATCCTTAGAGAGACAACCATCGCCCACACAATTACAAAGATTCATATATAAGAAAGGAGATGAAAAATGAGCCTACTACTAGTATCCCTAACCTGTATCGCCGCAGTAACCATAGTCATAGCGATGACCTCATGAACACGAGAGAATTCTACACAGGCATTAACTAATGGCGAAGAACGAGAAAGAATTACAGCGCGAAAAGTTAGCGCAAGACATAAAAGATTATTTAGTTAAGGGTGGTAAAGTTCGCCAGTTCGCACGCGATGCTTCTGCCTATGACTCAGTAGGGCAGCCCACATGGGAAACTCACAATCGTCCAAAAATTACCCGCATCAAGAAAGGAACAATAATATGACAGCTTGGTCTTACAGCAGCTTGAGTACGTTTAAGCAATGCCCTAAAAAGTATTACCACTTGAAGGTAGCTAAAGACGTAAAGGACAAGGGCAGTTCAGCTATGTACTACGGCAACGAGGTGCATAAAGCGGCGGAAGAGTTTATTAAAAATGGAGTTGAAGTCCCTAAAAAATTCGACTATATGAACCCGATACTAAATTCTTTGTCCAACATCAACGGGGAGAAGCATTGTGAGATAAGGTTTGGCATCTCTTATGACGGAGAAAAACATAAGAGGACTAAGTTCTTCGCTAAAGACGTATGGTTTCGGGGCATTGCCGACTTACTTATAGTCAACGGAGAAAAAGCGTACTTGGTAGACTACAAGACAGGTAAGAACGCAAAGTATGCAGACACTAAGCAACTCGACATGCTAGCGGCTGCGACGTTTACTTATTTCCCCGAGGTGCAATACATAAAATCTGCTCTGCTGTATGTAGTTAGCAACGACTTTATAAATAAAGTGCATACACGAGACGAACAAGAACTTTTATACACTACTTTCGACGGACCTTTAGAGGCTTTAGCCTCTGCTGAAGAACACGATGTGTGGAACGCGGTGGACGGCCCACTGTGTGCATACTGCCCAGTAACTAGCTGTGAACATAACAGGAGATAAACAATGAGATACGCAATACTGGTAGACATAGATGATAAAACTTTTATAGACGGTAACTACGAAGGCAAAGATTTAGCTATGGATATGTATAGCCACTGGTCAGAAACCTATCCGTACCTTACTTTCCTACTCGCCGCTGTAGTTGCGTCAAACCACTCTATACCTGACGAACTATTTATGCCTAGGAACAAAAAGATTTTAGCCTACGCCAATAGGGTAGAAGAGTCCAAAGTTAGCCCCAAATGGACTAGAGGTCCGGGGGCGAGTGAAACAAAATTGCATTAAAAGCGGGAGGTAAATAATGAAGAAGCCAAGAAATTATAGAAAAGAATATGATAACTACCAAGGCACTGCCGAGCAAAAAAAGAACCGTGCAGCGCGTAATAAAGGTCGTAAGACTATGGAAACGGCGGGCAGGGTAAGCAAGGGAGATGGCCAGCACGTCAACCACGTCGTACCTTTATCGCAAGGAGGCAGTGCCGACGCTAGTAATCTTTCAGTCAAGAAGGCTAAGGACAACTTGTCCTACGCACGTACTAAAACCGGCGCTATGAAAAAGAACTCAGGTAGAGTATGAAGATTGTAAAAGATAAAGCCATAATCTTTAGGACTACAAAACCACACCTCGTAACTGAGCGAATAAAAAACCATAAAGTGATCGACCAAGACGATGGCACTTTTAAAGTAGCAGTACGTTGGGCATTAAAAGAAGCACAAATTTTAACCGCGCTGGGGGTCAAAGATGTACCTTCCCCCATAGGCCGCGACTATGAATGGTCGGGACGCTTTACGCCTTTTGATCACCAAAAGAAAACGTCCTCGTTCTTAACGCTAAACAAAAAAGCTTTCTGCTTTAACGAGCAAGGCACTGGCAAAACAGCATCTGTTATTTGGGCTGCTGATTACCTTATGCAGCAAGAGAAAATTAAACGCGTGTTAGTAATATGTCCTTTATCTATTATGAAATCTGCATGGCAAGAAGATTTGTTTAAATTTGCTATGCACCGCACTTGTTCTGTAGCACATGGCACCGCTGCCCAACGTAGGAAGATAATTAATGCAGGGTCTGAGTTTGTGATTATAAACTTTGATGGTGTAGCTGTAGTTAGAGACGACATTGTGAAAGGAGGCTTCGACCTTATCGTCATAGACGAAGCTAACGCGTATAAGAACGCACAGACTAATCGTTGGAAAATGTTAAACAAATTAATTGCTGGAATGGAATGGCTATGGATGCTTACAGGTACTCCAGCAGCACAATCTCCAGTGGATGCGTTTGGCTTAGCTAAGTTGGTAAATCCCAATAAAGTCCCACGCTATTTTGGGCAGTTCAAAGATCAAGTAATGTACAAAGTCTCCCAGTACACATGGCGGCCTAAGCCAGAGTCTAGTGACATAGTGCATAAAGCTTTGCAGCCTGCTATTCGGTTTGAGAAAGACCAGTGTTTAGACCTACCCAGTGTTACTTTCGTAGACCGAGAGGCCCCTCTTACTAAGCAACAAGCCACCTACTACAAACAGCTTAAAGACCGCATGATTATGGAAGCGGACGGAGAGTACGTTACATCTGTTAACGCAGCCACTAACTTAAACAAACTCTTACAAATATCAGGCGGTGCGGTCTACACGGACGATAGACAAGTCATTGAGTTTGACGTAAGCAATCGCCTGCGGGTAGTTAAAGAAGTAATAGATGAATCGTCGCACAAGATTCTGGTGTTTGTACCCTTCACCCACACCATTGAATTGCTTAAAGAATTTCTTAACCAGAATAAAATAAGTTCTGAAATAATAGCAGGGAAGGTGTCGGTAAATAAACGCAGTGAAATAATAAAAGATTTCCAGACTACAGATAAGATTAGAGTGCTAATAATTCAGCCACAGGCAGCTTCACATGGTCTGACGTTGACGGCAGCTAACACGGTAATCTGGTACGCCCCCGTTACGAGCGTAGAGACGTACTTACAAGCTAACGCCCGCATAGACAGGCCCGGGCAACACAACCCAATGACCGTGGTGCATATAGAAGGTAGTGCGGTTGAGCGTAAGTTGTACAACATGTTGCGATCCAACATAGAAAACCACGTTAAGATAATTGATTTATACAAACAAGAGATAGACGCTTGACATTGTAAAAGGGATTGATCCATACTAGCTCCCCCTACGATTAGGAGGAACTATGAAAAATACCGCAGACAAATTAGCCGCTATCTACATCAAGATGCGGGAAGCAGTGAAAGAAAAAGAAGAAGAAATAAAAATAATAAAAACACAGCAAGAACGAATAAACCAAGAATTGCTTGACCTTTGTGAGGAACAAAACTTAGACAGTTTAAAAACACCCACAGGAACGGTAACGCGTAGAGTGCAGACTAATTTTTGGACGAGTGACTGGGAAGAGATGCACAAGTTTATTAAAGAGAATGATGCGTTCCACTTACTAGAGAAGCGTATACACAACACTAGTATGAAAGAATTCTTGGAAGATAACCCGGACCAGATGCCAGCCGGGCTACAGACGAACCGTAAGTATATTCTTTCCGTGAGAAAGCCAACCAAAAAATGATAAGACTACAATCTAACAATGGGTGTTTCGTACACCCACGGACCAACTCCCTCTCAGATTCTGTAGAGGTAGTGATAGTAGCTAGAGGTACTCTATCTAGGAACTACTACCAAGGAAGCCAGTTAGTCTGTTGGTCCACCGACGGCACAGCTCCAGATGCCCAAGTAGCAACAAGCAACAAGCAGGCAAACCGGTGCATGGACTGCACGCAGAGCATAAAACGTGGAGGGTATAACCGAGGCGCGGCTTGTAAGTTTTACACTGTGCTGACGGTAGCTTTTCCAGAAGACAACATAGTGTGTGATCTACGCATAAGTGCGCTCAGCCTTTTCTCTACAACAGTTAACAGGCTAAGTTGGTACAAGTACATAGAATATTTAGAAAGAAACGAAGAAGAAGTAGAAAACATTTTAACTGAATTGTACTTTGTGGAAAGCTATAACTCCCATCAAGTATATTTTAAACCAGTTCGACCTTTAGCCGAGGAAGAGCTTGCAACCGTGAAGCAGCTTATTAAAACTGTTTCACAACCAACCAATCCTTTTATAGGAAACACAGAGGAACTATTTATGGCTAATCAATCTCACATAATCAAGGGCGTAGAAGCTCGTTACCCGCGTTTAGACAAGCCTTATCGATTTGATAATAAAGCAGGGAAGAACGGCAAAAGCGTTCCATGTGACCCGACTGAAGACGGTGCGCGGTACGAGTTAGACTTTACCCTTTCTTCTCAGCAAGCCAAAACTTTGTATAAACTCATGCAGGGTGCATACACCAACGCTAAAAGCCGCGACGACTCGTGGCCTGAGAAACTGGAAATGCCTTTTAAAAAGCAAGAAGACGGTACTTTTCTTGGCAAGTCGAGTCTTAAAGCTGCGTATAGCGGTAGTGTTACAGAGCCGCCTGCACAGTTCGATGCTAAGAACGCTAGGCTAGGTAATGACTTTATGCTTACTACTGGTAGTACAGTAAACATAGCAGTTGAATTAATCCCCTATAAAATGGCGACTACAGGCGTATCACTTAGGGTGCGCGGTGTACAGGTGCTTAAGTATCTACCTTACAAGCCACCCTCTCCTTTCGGAGAAGAAGACGGCTTCACTGCCGGAGATGCTACGGACATGTTTGCGGAAGAGGCCGGGGAAGATATGTTTGCAACGGAGGAAACTCCGAAGAAAGCAGAGCCTGCTGGGCAACTTGATTTGTTCGACGAGCCTGAAGAAGTTGCTGCACCCGTTAAGCGCAAGAGTAAAAAAGCCGCTGCTCCTGTAAAAGACGAAGACATAGCTGACATTGTTGGACTATGGGGCGACGAAGACTAATGAGCTACGGTTATACAACACGGCTCAGTACTATGAACAAACAGGCTGATGGTTCCTTGTCTGGGGTAAAGCTAGGTCGCGTGTGCATCCGAAAGGAAGTTCCCGTGGCCGAAGTTGCGCTCCAGCTAGGAGTTAGCAGGCAAACTGTTTATAACTGGTTTACAGGCGCGCATGAGCCGAACGAAGACTTAAAAGACGCGGTAAAAATACTATTAGTTGAGTATAAACGACAATGACTGACTTCAACCTCATAGACTATGTTGTCCCCAAGGGTGGCATCTATTGTGTGGTTGGCATGGGTGCAGACGATAGTTTTCGCCCTAAGTTTACTAGCGATAGAGAAGAGGTAGACGAGTTAGTCGAGCATTTTGTAGAGCAAGATGCGAACGTCTATTTCGCTTTAGCAAAGCTAAACAACTCAGGCAGGAAGGCTGAAGACGTAGAGTCTTTGCAATCCATATGGGTAGACTTAGATTGCGGTCCAGACAAGGTTGAAGACGAATCTTCTACGGGGCTGCCTAAAGGCTACGCAACTAAAAGAGAAGCACAGGTTGCTTTGAAAAGTTTTTGTGGGACGACGGGATTACCAATACCTGCTGTAATAGACTCAGGTGGTGGTATACACGCGTACTGGGCGTTGACTGAAGAAGTACCCAGAGACAACTGGCAACCCATTATAGACCGCTTGAAGCAAGTCTGTGTAACTCAAAAGTTTTACGCTGACCCGAATGTGTTTGACTCGTCGCGTGTGCTTAGAGTACCGGGAACATACAATCATAAGTACGATCCCCCTGCTTTAGTAAAGGTGCTGTGGCCTGCCGCCGGACGCAGCGCACCAGAGCGCATTACACCTGAAGAGCTTAGAGACATCTTAGGTGTTGACGCTAATGCAGTCGCGGTGCAAAAAGGCCCTAGAGAACTTGACCCCTTGGAAGAACTATTACAAGGGAACTACGATAACGAGTTTAAAAAAATAGTGACCCGTGCCGATGGGTGCTTGCAGTTGCAAGACTCTTTGAGAAACAGAACAACACTGGCGGAGCCTCGTTGGTTTAACGCTTTGTCTGTTGCTAAGTTTTGCAAAGATCGTGCAAAAGCTGCTTATACTTTATCTCAAGGACACCCTGATTACAGCGCCGAGGCTACTGAAAAAAAGATGGAAGGCATCAAGGGGCCGCATTCCTGCGAAGAGTTCGAAGGGAACAACCCCGGCGGTTGTAAAGGGTGCAAGCACAAGGGGAAAGTAACTAGCCCTATTAACCTAGGACAAATAATAAAAGTAAGTAAGTCCAGCCCCCATAAATACTTTGGTAGCTACGTAAGAGGGGAAAAGGGCGGTATTTTATCGAAGTTCAGGACGAGGTTAAGCTGGTTTACGAGTACGACTTGTACATTGAGCAACGTATGGTAGACCCAAACGACGGGGATGTTTCTATATTTAAACTACATACTCCTCGTGACGG